TCTGCATCACATTCAATAAAATCTTGGTTTAATGATGGTTTTGATGCAAATATTCTTCCCATATGCCAAAAGTCTAATGAACTTCTGAATTCTCCGTGAACTGTACTAGGTATATATTTATACTCTGCATATCTTGGAGTATATCCAAATACTTCGTCATCTGTTGACGCGTTATCGTAATAAAGCTCTTTGTTATAAATTGGTTGTTCGCCAATGTTTGCAAATGATGGCCAATAGTAGTCAAATTTGTCGAATTTTGTGAAATGTTTGGGAACACCTTGTTGATAAGCAGTTTTTGGCATAACTGACATTATACCTATAATGTATCCATGTTCTTCACATCTGTATGATACATAATTAGAACTTCCTACTGATACACCATGTCCGGCCATGTTTCCTTGAGGGCTCGGTTGACTTGAGTTTGCACTCGTTTGCAGAACTTCACTAATGGTTATTGGTGTCGCAGAGCCACCCAAGAACTCTGGCCTTTGTAATCTGGCGTCTGAAGATCTTACTCCAAAATGAGCCATAATAATTTCTATATATCTTGCACCGCCTCTTGCGTTTCTTTCTAACCATTCTTGTAATCTAAATGCTCTTCTTAAATCGTTTATTGATGAAGCAGTTGCATTTGATAAATCAGCAACATGGGTTTGTGTTACATCAATATTAATATCGTTTCCTTGTGCAGCTTTTAATATACCGTTACCGGATGAATTAAAAGAAGCAGTACTATATGGTTGACCGGTTGCAGCAGCCCTTGTATATTGTGTTGGATCACCAGATCCTACCGGTGGATTTCTATAATCTCCATATAATAATGGTGCTTCTGTTCCAATTGGAATTGTTGCTTCTGGTCCTCTTTGTGTCCAAGGTAATGCGCTTGTGAAATAATCATGTTGCCAAGCTCTTTTCCTTAATTCTTTTAGTTCTGTTTTAGCTGTACCAGATTGTGATCCATCTTGAAGTACAATAGTATCTTCAATACTAGATATTAAATTTTCATCTCTATAATAATCATTATAAATTTTTTGGTAAGCAGCAAATGGTAAAGCAGATACAGTAGATCCTCCAACAAATTGTTTACCGGTTGGTAATCCTAAATAATCTCCTAATGATCCTTCTGCAAAACCTCCTGCTGATCCTTCGTCTAATACAGGAAATGATGGGTCTGCAAGACCGTCTTCACCTCCAGAAATGAATTTTTCCCAATTTGGCCATAATATTCTGTTTGGTACAAAAAAGAAATGGCAATATACACTTGCTTGGTGCATTATTGGTGTTACTAAAGGTGCAAACCTTGTTAAGTTTGTAGCCTTAATATTGAATTTGTCACCGGGAACGCATTCCATAACGGTGATTGGCATTAGTTCTCCGATTCGTCCAGAGAACTTTCGATCGTGTGATAAATCGAATGTGTTTTTACTTGGTCGTGGCATAGCCACTTTTGAAAATATACTCATAATTTTTTATTGTTTAGTTTAATATTCCTGAATTTTTAAATTCTCCTGATCTGAAATAATTAATAGCATCGTCTGCTGTTCCAAATATTAATTGTATAACCTGACTACCTATACCTGAATTAGGGTTTACATTCATTTTTAACATTTTTTTGGTAAATTCTGCTTTTGCTTCGGCTTCTGTTTTTTTGGCTTTAGCTAATAAAGCTTCTTCAGCTATTTTATTTATTTGATCTTGTTTTGTTTCTGATAAAACTGATGTCTTTATTCTTTCTGCAACTGCTTGTTGTTTAGCTTGATCAGCTTTACTCATCGATGTATTGACTTGAAATGGTGTTAAACCTAAAGTTCTTGCAGTTTCAGCATCGTTTTTTGCAGTTACTGAATTTAAGTTGTTTATCTGTGCTTGCATCATCATTGCTTGTAATGGCACAGGGTTTTTTACATTATAAGGTGCTGCCTTTGAAGGCGAGATACTACCGGCTACACCGGTATTTGCTGAGCCACTTCCATAGATAAGATTTGGGTTAAGTCCAGCTTGTTGTAGTCTTTTCATTTGGTTAACCGGTAGATTATACTCGTTTTGCATTTTCCAGAATCTTATATTATTCTGATCTGCTAACATTTGTCGACGCATAGCACCTCTATTGGAAATTAGGTCACTGGCTAAACCTCCCATAGCTGATACTCCGGCTCCTGATGTTAAAGCACCTCCAAGTGCTGCAATACCTTTTCCGAAAAGGCTTTTTCCTGCGATTGCTCCTAATGCTCCTAATATTGGCATAACTATACTTTTTTAAGTTTTTTTACACCGGCGGGCTCGAATTGAATCCCTTCGTGTTCGGACTTTAAGTCCTTTAGTTGTTTATTTGATAATTTGATAGTATCTTGAACGCCTCTAATTAAATCCTCGAAATTGATTAATCTTAATTGCAATAGGTCTAATTGTTGGTGGCAAGACACACAATGTTGTAAGACTATTTTTCTTACTTGTTCGTCATACTTTTTTTCCTGTTCTGTTTTAAAATTTTTTGTTTCCATTAGTGTTTTTTTTAGTTGAACTATAATTTATATTATGTT